CACGGCTAGTGCACCTCCCTCGAAAGCTGATAAGGCTTTCGGAGATAGTAACACTATCGTCTCCCTCGGGGCTGGGTAGCCCCACAGACCACACTAGTGTGATCTGCCGTACCCGATTTTCATGCTGACGATATCGGGACGTCCTTGACGTTCCAAATGTCGCTCATCAAGAGGATTGGGTCCTCTCTTAAGCAAACACTTGAGCAGAGCCCACTCGTCACCTAGCTGCGAAGCTGGTATACGAGCCCTAACCATAGCACCCCTAACCAAGGAGTGCTGGAGGGTTGGATGAATACGTTCCTCAGCATAACCGAGGACCGATTCACGGCCCAACACCGGTGAATCCGGGCCAACCATCGGGAAGGGTATCAATCCTTCTATGATTTGGTCCAGATATCTAGCGGTTCCCCAGTAACCAGCCCAATAGGCCTGGTTTCTGAGAGAAACGAGAGATAGAACACCGTGAACATCTGAGCGTTGCAAAGGAATATCATCTCGCACACGAAAAATGTTAACTTCGTGTCCGTCGTAGTATTCCTTTCCGCAGGACTCTCTGAACTTACCAGTCCAGAAAGACTTGCTGTCGTTTACCTTGAAGTTTAACGCTTCAAGGGTACGAACAACGCTTGGCACTGTGTACTTGGGGATAATGATATCGTCCCCGTACACGCGCACCCGACCTCTAAAAGACGTCACGTCTTTCGGAGTAAGGTGCCGTCCGAGCTCTCGCTCAATTCCAAGGAAAATGGTGGTTAGAAACACCATAACTTCCATTGGAAAGGTGAGAGCAGATCCCATAGACGCGAACTTGGCGAGGGGGATTACCCCAACACCAGGAACGTCGGCTCTGCGAGACCGAGTAGCTAGAACAGCCTTTTTGAGGTTGCCATAGTTCTCTAGTAACGCTATCACGAGCCTCAGGGAGACACGATCAGAAGCTTCACTCAGATCGAGTGTAGCGAGTTCGCCGGAAAGCGAACCTTCTTGGGCCAAACGTTGGTTAGGCGTTTGGTCTTCGATTCCGATCATACCAAGAGTCAATTCGTTCGACTCAAGGTATTTCACCATCATTTCCATCAGCCCCTGTTGCATATACTGCATGCAGGTAGGTTCGATAGCAATGATTCGTGGTGTCTTCATCGTCTTAGGCACTGAGACGACCCTCACGGGTCTTTCAGCACC